CGGTGTAGTTCTTGCCGCCGTCCTTGACCAGCACCTCCGACACAACCGACTGATTGAGGTACGCGGCGGCCTTCGCCTCACGCAGGTCCAAGCCCTGTGCTGCGAGCGTCTGGAACGTCACGGGCGGCGGGGCGTTGTAGACCGCTCCCGGCTTGTACACGTCCACGCGGGCCACGTAGTACCGCTTGGTCGTATCCAGCGTGATGGCGGGGGGGGCGGCCGGAGCCACGATCCCTGCGTTTGTGCAGGAACCAGACCCCTTCCACCGCTTCGGCTGGAGCCCGCTGCCCTGCGCAATGATGAGTTCTCCGTACCGCCCTTGAGCGCAGGAGAACGGACGTGTCGCTGACATGCCTGTGGCGATGACGGTCACGACGGCGGCTCCTGTTCGTAGTCGTAGAAGCCGCCCGTGTAGTTGCTCTGCACCTGCCCGGCCGACGGGGTGAGCGACACAATAAGCGGAGCCCCTGTGGCCGCTCCGTACGCTGGGGTCGCCAGAGCCACGATGTCGCCCGTGCTGTTCATAGCCAGCAGCGTGACAGACGTGCTGGTGACATACGGGTAGAAATCACGAGTCTCTGGTGCGGCCGGCGACGTGGCCACAGGCCGCATGCCCCCGCGAGTCGTGAGTTGGCCCGGAACGATGGTCGTCAGGTTCGTCTGCTCGACGGCAGCGCCCGGAGGGACCACGTACGGGCTGGCGTTCGTAATGAGCCCAGCCCACTTGCCATGAGCCATTCCTACACCCCCGTGTCTGGCCCGGATGGCGAGTAGTACCCCAATGCACGAGGCCCGTCGATCGCGCCGCCATCGCGACGGCCGCTGACCGGAGCCACGCTGTCGGCCTCAAACGCCATCCGCATGTCACGGGCATGGACCGCCATCGCCCCCTCGACGTTCTTGCCCAGCATCTTGGCGGCCCACACTTCTGCCCCGCTCAGGATGGCTGAAAACATGCCGTCGCTGGCGTCAACGTAGTCGGACACCACCGTCTTGGCGTTGGCCGGCGGTGTGCCTACCAGACTCCCAGCCACGCCGACGATCTCCTCCGCCGTGTACGGGTTGATCCCAGACGGACCCTCCGGGAACGCCGTCGCCGTGCCGTATCGGCGCACCATGCCCGCCTCGCTGAGAGAGCCGTTGCGGCAGGCCGCCTCGTAGCCCATGTACCGCAGCGGCATCGGCTTGCGGCGGTAGGTGTAGGTGAAGGTCAGCGTGGCGTCCGGGTCGCCAGCGATCTTCAGCACCCAGCGGTCGTATTTCTCAGGATGCTTCATCACCGTCCAGAGGAGCGGTGCGTTGAGTTCCGGGATGCGGATGTTGACCCGCGTCCATTCAGTCGGGCTGACGTATGACACGCCCCACGACGACGTGGATGGCGGGATCAGTCCGTCCACGTTCCGGACGTTTGCCGGCAGCGTATAACTCACGCCCGGTCCAGTGCCGGCGTCGGGCGTCGTCAGCGTTCCGGTGGCGATGTGCCAGTTCCAGTCTCGGGCATTGGCCACGTCGCGGTACGCATGGTGCGCAGCCGCCCGCAACAGCCGATGCTCGCTGTCCTGCGCTCCGCCGCCGACGGAGTTCATCAAATACTCCATCACGTCTTGCGCAGCGTAGTACATGAATCAGCCCTTGACGCTGATGCGGAACGTCGCCGTGCCGGCATTGACGACGGCCACGATGTACGGGGCCCCAAACAAGGCGTCCGGCAGGACGTAGGCTTGGTTGGCCGCGATGGTGGTCGTCACGCCCGCCCCGTCGGCGTTGACAGGTCTGGGAGTCACCTCCGCATCGAAGGCCACGTGCCACGTGATGGTCGTCGCACTGGACACGGCGTCCACGACGATAATGCCGCCAGCCGCAGCACCAAAGGGAATCTTCGGGCTGGTACTGGCCGAGTTAGTGGCCGTGAACGGGCCGGCGACCGAATTGAGCCGCTCGATCTTGTTGGGCATTACTTCTTCTTCCTTTTCCAGTGGGGCACGATCCGGTCCTTCACCTTCTCCACCGCCTCGCCACGCTTCAGTTTGGGGTTCCGCCGCATCTCCTCACGCACATGCTCACGCAGGATGCGGGGGTTGATGTCCACTTCCTTCGGCGGGCCCTTCTGCGGAGGCACGTAGTCCACGATGCCATGCACCTCCAAGTCCCGCTTCTTGGCCACCCGCAGCACGTCGCCGGCACTGTCCACCCACGCCTCCGGGTCCAGATGCCCACGCTTGTCCGCGATGCCGCCCATGTAGAACTTGCCGGACGTGTTGATCCCGGCCGCACGGGCCTGCTGGATCAGCCACGCCGCCTGCTTCTTGGGGATGCGGTCGAGCCACTCTCCGGCCAGACGGCCCTCCATGAACGCCCGGTCGGTCCCTCGCGTGCCGGGCGGCTGCTGAAGGGCACACATGGCCGCAAACTGCTCAGTCTGCCCAGCCTCGACCATGCGGACGTAGTGGGCCCGCACGTCCTCTGACGCAGTGGCAATCTCGTGGGGAAGGCTGATTTTGCTCATGGCACTACTTCTTTGTGTCCTTCTACGGCTGCATCTCGGGCGGCACCTGCGGCGGCGGCCCTTCAGGCTGAGATGGCGGCATCTCGGGGGGCGGCTCCTGACCGCCACCACCAGCCCCCTCCGGGCCAGCAGGCGGACCCGGAGGAGGACCGGCCGGCTGGGGAGGGGGCGGTGGAGGAGGCAGGAGATACGGCTTGGCGTCGATGTCGAGGCTCTCCGCCCAGTCGGTAATGAGGGCGTTCAGCGGGTCCACCACGCCCATCGGGACGAGCCCCTGAAGGATCGGGCCAAGCGTCTGGAGGGCCGCCTGCATCTGCTCGACGCGGGTCGCCTTGTTGGGCTTCCGGGCCGACCCGGCCTCGATCCGATACTCAAACTCACGGGCCACCGTCGATGGCTCCATGCTGGACACGTGCTGGGCCCACGCCGCCGCACCCAGCGGACCCACCACAGACTCCACGTCCTCCGGACGCAGCAGCCAGCGGGCCGCCATCGCTTCACGGCGGGCCAGCAGGCTCATCGCGTCTTCCAACCGGTTCGCCATGTCGTCCGGGCGCACGCTCAGTTGCTCCGCCTTCACGCTGGCCTCTGTGGCACTGCGTATCTGGCTGGAGGTCATGGCGTAGGCCAGTTCGGTGAGGCCGACTCTTTTGTCGAACTGCTCCGCCACAGCCTGCACGACCTTCCACAATTCCGGCGACACCTCCGGCAACTGGAAGACGGAGATGAGGTCGCCAACGCTGCGGCCAAGCGTCTCGGAAATCTCCACAACCTTGAACCCACGCTCGGGCTGCGACAGGATTTGATCCTTGATGTCTTGGTCCGCCGCCTTGCTCACTCCCAGCAGCGTCTCGCAACTGGTGGCCACACGCTGGGCAATGAACGACATGGCAAAGTTCAGGAACCGGAGTTCCCCGATGCCCGGCTTGATGTGGCTGATCGGCCACAGGTAGCCCGGCTTGCGGTGGAAGTCGAGTGCCACGAACGGCCAGCCGTTGGCTTCGGCCCAGAACGGGATCGGCCACTGGACAGACCGGAACATGGTCGGCGGCACACCCGCCTTCTCGTCCACCGGCTCCTCCAAGAGCGACGGCGGCATGTTCAGCGGGTACGGGATGCCCTCGCAGACGACGATGTAGCAGTTGTCGCCCACCGCATCGAACGACCCCACCAACTCCTTCGGCGTGTCCTTCAGGCGGTCGCCCAGACCGGTCTTGCTCCAAATCTTCCAGTACGTGACCAGTTCGTTGGACTTGCCAGCCCGGCGGCCCTTGTACTGGGCCTCCTCGTCGGTGAACACGTCCGTGCCCGTTTCCGACGGCTTGGCACCGTCCAGATGCCCCTGCAACTGCTCCCGGTCGAGCCCGTACTGGCGGGCCACAACGTCAATCGGGTGCGTGCAGCGACGGGCACACCACGTGATGTCCTCGATCTCGGTGGCGTCGGGGTCCATCGTGAAGTTGTCCACGCTGTCCGCGAACGACCCGATCACGCCGATGTTGGAGCCCGGCAGCGTCACCAACTCCGTCCACCACACCCCCATGCCCTTGATGATCGCTTCGTCCACCACCCGCCGACTGTGGGTCTTGAGGTCAAGTTCGGTCGGCGTGTAGTTCAAGTACCGCTCCATGAGCAGGGCGGCCACCTTGCGGATTTCGCTCAGGCGGATCGTCTCCTGAGCAGTCGCTTGGTAGGCCATCATGGACTGGTCGTCCATCACGCCGACAACCTCCGGCGTCACGAACGGGTACTTGGCAGGCGTCACCGTCCGCACCGGGTTGCGGTGGTAGATGACGCTGCCAAACAACTTCACGGCCTCAAACACCCGGTTGACCTGCATCCGGATGGCCGGCGGGGCAATCGCCCGGTTGTAGCCGTACTCGTGCTTGGCGTAGCGGTCGTTCCAGAACCAGTTGTGGGGGCCGTCGAAGAACGCCAGCGCCTCACGCCCGTCGTCCGTAAACGGGCGCTTGTGCTTCAGCGACAGTTCGATCTTCTTGAGCCAGCCCTGCGCCAGAGAGCGCAGTGCATCCTCACCGGTTTTGGGTTCCACCGTTGTGCTTCCTTGCGAGGGCGACCTGTTCCGTCAGGGAGGCGATCTGCGACACCAGCGAGTCCATCTTGCGGAGTTGAGCCGTCTGCGGCGTGAACTCCCAGCAGCCCCACTGCCGCCACTCCGAATGCTCTTGAAGGCCCGGATCGTCCTTGTGGCGGACGGACGGACGCTCCAGAAACCCGGTGTTCGGATTGAACGTCAGGACGGAAACGGTGAACATTCCCGGCCGCTCCACGATCCACCCAAGCGTCGGCTCGGTGCAGTTGAGCGGGTCGTGATACCAGTACACGCTGTCGCCCACCTGAACCTTCGGGGGGCTAAAAGAATCCGTTTCCGTCGGCATGCTTTGCTCCTGTCTGGGGACCAAGAAATACGAAGTCGGCGGATTCAGCGGCTCGGCGTTTGTTCCGTTTCCGCACCCACTCGACGTACCATGGCTCCGGGCCGACATCGACTTTAGGCTTGTGCCAACGAGGTCGATAGGCACACAGGTACTCCAGACATTGGCAGGCATGGACCTCCCCCCGCGTGTTGGGCTGGTCCGTCACCACGTAGGTGCCACCGACTAACTGGGTTTTGTGCTTGTACCGCTTCAATTCCCGCTCCAAATCGGGCACGGCACTGCGTAAAACCCGCAGGGAAGGCCGCCCGTCCGGCTTGATGTGGAGGTAGTTCCGGACGGCCGACATGCGGGCCTGAACGTCATCGCACCCCGCGATAAAACTGTGGCCCGTCGTCTCGCTGGCCACCCCCTGAGCCTTGAGTTGCTCCGTATACAGTTCCACCGGAAGCCGGCCGGACCCGATCTCACGCAGCCGGCCGCCGTGCATGTCGATGAGGAAGGCGTAGAAGTTCTGCCCCTTGCACTTCTCCGCCATCTTCTCGCCAAACACGATGGCGTTGCAGTTGCGGATGTAGAGTTGGTCGTAAATCAGCATCATGGACTCGTCCGGCGGCACGGCGGCGAACAGCACTGACGTGACCGCATGTCCCGGGTCGATGGCCGCATACCGGCACCAGTCGTTGGGGACCGACAGGTTTTCCAAGTCGGTGCGTTCGTACCCGTGAATGTGCATGGCGAACGTCGGGTAGCACAGGATCGAGTCGCTGATGAACTCGCCCTCGCTGCGCATCCGCAGCACGTCCTCGCCCAGTGCCGCCCAGCCCTCGATACGCTTCCGCTTCTCGGCAGCGTCGATGTGCGGGTTGTCGAGGAACCGCAACTGGAACTTGACGATGGTCGGGTTCTCGACGCCCTCCTCCGCCAACTTGTCAGCCCGCTCCGCAAGCGACTGGAGCGAGTCATTCCGGCTGTGCGGCATGGCCGACCACGCAAACACGCCGCGACGGTCGGAGAGACGGGCCTGCATTTCAGGAACCCACGCATCGCCGTTGTTTACGTCCTCGTCTACGTGGACACGATTCGCCTGCCAGCCCTGCGGCGGCTCTCCCTCGCTGGAGAAGAAGTAAATCTGCCAGCCGTTCGTCAGCGTGCAGGACTGGATGTAGCGGGCCGACTTCAGAATCCACGACTTCTTCGCCACCATTCGGGGCGGGATCAGCGGCGGGGCCGGCTTGGCCTCCTTCTCTCGGGCCGCATCCGTCTCGGGGTTGTAGGCCCGCCACTCGCCGGACTGCTCGTCCTTGATGATCTTGAACGCCCCCGCCATGAACAGCATGGGGTAGACCACCAGCCCGATGTGCTTCCAGTCCTTGCCGACGATGGCGAGGATGCCGTCCTTCTCGGGGTACTTCCCGTGCGGGTCTTTGCCGCAGACGGCTCTGGCGTCCTCAACGAACGTGCAGAGCGACTTGCCGGAGCGATTGCCGCCCAGCACCAGAATCTCACTCGCCTTGCACTGGTGAACCTCCTCCTGCTTCGGAGTCGGCCGGTACAACTTCAACGCCTCGATGCGGCGGCTCGCCAACTCCGCCTGCATCTCCTTCAACTCGCCCTGCTGGAACGCACCCAAGCGTTTGACTGACGGCAGCGGCGAAATCTGAGGGGGTTTGCGGCGCGGCTTGGACATTGAGGAATCCTCCCTGAATGCTCATGGCGATGCGGCTGAGTCGCTGATCCAACTCCGACTCCAACTCGTCGTCGGACCACTGGGTCAGCGGCTTCTTGGCCCCGCCCAGTTCGGTGTTCTTCGTGACCAGCCGGACGATCCCCTCCAGCAACTTGGTGCGGTGCGAGCCGCCCGGCGGGGCGTCGAAATACTGCTTGACCATCATGGCGGCGAACCCACTGGAGCCGCCGAAATACTCCATCAGCCGCTCCAGCACCTCGCTGGAGTGCGGGATGTTCTCGCCGCCCCTGCCGGCCGCCTTCGTGAAGGCTTCAAGGGCACCCTCCTCGATGGCCCTCATGTCACGCTTCTTCTGCTTCAACTTCTTGCCGCGATTCACCTTCGCCCGGCAGATGACGCAACGGGTGTCCCACGAGCCGTCTTTCTTGACG